AGATCAGTAAATTGATGCTGGACTACGCACGTAATGATGGCAACCCATTAGAAGACTACTCACGACGTGAGATTGTCGAGCATTTACAATTCCTATTTGACAAGGATTCATCAGAAGACGTACTAATTCAAGCACTTCTCAAATTGCTTTAATTGAAAACGTCTTGAGACTCTTCTTTGATGATTGAGATGATTGCTTCGGTATCTGTAATTTCATACTCTTCCATTTGGATGTAGTAATTTACAGATGCGTCATATCCATTATTATGAACTTGAGGCATTACGATTTGTAAATCTCTGACTACGATGTGGTCAGGATCTACCAAATTGAAGTAACCCAATCGGTACCCAACTCCACCATTGTAACAAGCCCAAGCGATTTCACGATTATCCGACGCTCTTGGTAGTGCATTAGCTACTGGCTCGACGGATAATGCCAAGTGTGCTTGTGCTGAGGTGCTACGTCCACTCGCAACTGAGCCGATCATGTCGCTTGGCCATATCTCAAATGCTACAATCTTGTAACCAACGTTAATCCGACCATCGTCCAGGACAAGTAATCTCTTACCGGAGTTGTCCACTCCATCGGGAAAGTCAAGCGTCCCCTTTAGTGTACGTATCTTTCCAGTCAGTCGCATTACATCTTCCTCCGTAGTTTGTGAGCATATCGCATGATATCGGCTTGTGTTCTTCCCGCACGTAGGTCGCCGTTCTTCTTACGGTAACGCTTGTTTGCTTCCTTTAGAGCCGCTGACATCTTCTTTGCGCCAGCACGTGCTTTACGTGAGTTACGCTTACGCTTGGTTTTCTTAGAAGATTCTGAACCTAAGATACCCAATTGTTCACCAATGAACTCAGAAGCCTCTCTAACGACAAAAGGAGCGGCCGCCACACCACCCGCAGGTAGTCCAGCACGTAAGGCCGCTCCACGTACTAATTGGTCGGCGATCATACGTAACAATTCGGCTTGAGCGAGTTGTTCTTCTCTTGTGGCTATAGTAATCGCCTCACTGTTGGGAGAGTGCGAGTGCCATTGCTGCTGCTTGTGTCATTGTCTCAACAGTACATTCCAGGACAATAGCGATTTGAGTTACAGCGGTGGAGCGTTGATCTACGCCAAGATACATTTGTTCAACAGCGATGAGGTAGCCATCAGTAAAGTCTTGAGGGCCAACATCCAAAGAATCGTTGATGACGATCAAATCATCATTAACGTCAGTTGCTAAAATCATTTTACCACTGGCAACGACTGAGCGGTTAGTAAGATCAACCATGGCGTTTTGTGACTGGGTAGTCAATTGAAACGCAACGTTGTCAGTGTTTCCAGCGGCAGGACGGCCAAGAACCTCCAATGGAGTGCCATATTGAACGGAGATGTTGTGGATGCGAAGGACAGATTTGCCCAGAGCATCGACATATGCACCAAGGTCGATTGCGGATTGGTTGTAGTTAGTGCCGTCGGTCAATGTGCTTGCTCGTATGAAGAAACTGTCAGTTCGTGCCATAAACCTATGATGATAGGAGATAGTGTATAGTATTAGTGTAGGACATGCAATACTTGACCTATACCGGAGTAGGTGGTAGATAGGTACGCAGTACCCCACCTATGGCTCAATTCAAGGATTGAGTAGGATTGATTGGCCAATCATTAAGAATGAATGGCCCGTCGGAGTAACATGGATCCGATACACCATGAGAAAATCGTCGATAAATTGATGCAATACCGGGGTAAAATTCCCAAGACTGGACAATTAAGGTCAAAAGAAGCCGAAATGTCATGTTACCAAATGAGAATGAATATTGAACACTTGATTAAACTGATTGATATCTTCGCAGTTGCATGGGAAAAGGAGTTGATTAAGTGAGCGCACGTCGATCCAAAACCAAGTTCACACAGATTCACGTATCAATTCCAGTAACTGTCCTCGCTGAGTTCGATAATACCTTAGGGTACAATGACTCAAGAAGCAAAAAGATCAGTAAATTGATGCTGGACTACGCACGTAATGATGGCAACCCATTAGAAGACTACTCACGACGTGAGATTGTCGAGCATTTACAATTCCTATTTGACAAGGATTCATCAGAAGAC